ATTTGGGTCATGGTTTATAGATAACATCAATAATTTATATACTGTATATATAGCCAGTAGGGTTAGTATCTAGGAAATCTCACCCGCGAACGCTCGCGCCTTCCCGCACCAATTTTTCTGGCATGACAAAATGACCCAAATGACCCAAAGCCTGGGCGCCAGATCTTTGCGTTTAGGTCATTTAGGTCATGCAAAAAACAATGACCCAAATGACCCAAAGCATGGCCATGCTGGCGCCAGCTTACAAATAAAAAACCATGACCCAAATGACCCAAATGACCTAAACGATGGCCATGCCGGCGCCAGCTTGCAGCATGCGCACGGTGGCCGCTGGCCATGCCGGCGCCGGGCCGATGGCAAAATACCCACAATGCCAGAAGGGGTACCCCAAGGGCCGGCGGCAAGGGCCTAGTGAAAACGGTGGACTCGCAAACAATTTTTTATTTTTTAAAAAACGGCATACAATCCCAGCCACGTGCAAAGCATGGAGAGCTTATGTTCTATTCAATACCATTTACACCGCGCAAGGTCGAAGCGACAGAGTCGCGTTTGAAGGCGGTGTATGACGCAGCCAAACTTGGCCTCAAAGGCGACGCCTTGGCACTCGCCGCAGGCATGTTGCCCACCGAATACCGACAACTCACGCAACTTGACCCCGTGGTCGAGATGGCCGCGCAAAAGGGCAAAGCAGACGCTGAGATAGAGATGGCCAACGTCTTGCGCAGCGCAGCGCTCCAAGGCGACGCTAAGTCAGCGCTTGAGATCCTCAAACATCAACACGGCTGGGTGGCCAAGCAGGCCATATCTGTCGAAGTCGACCAGCGCATATCCATCACAGGCGCACTGGCCGAGGCGCAGAAGAGAGTGTTAGATGTGACCGACATAGAAATAATCGAGGCACCCACGCATGCAATCGACCATATACAGCGCTGAAGACGAACAAGAACTGATGGCGCGTTTATGGGCGCCGGCAATCAAAGACAACCCACTGGCGTTTGTCATGTTTGCGTTTCCTTGGGGGCAACCTGGCACGCCACTGGAGCATTTCAAAGGCCCACGCAAATGGCAGCGTGAGGTCTTGTCAGACATCGCGGCGCACATCAAACAGAACCAGGGCAAGATTGACTTCGACACATTACGCCACGCCGTCTCGTCTGGCCGTGGTATTGGTAAGTCGGCCTTAGTGTCATGGATCACGATATGGATGCTGTCCACCCGCATAGGGTCAACGACCATCATCTCAGCCAACAGTGAATCACAACTGCGCTCTGTCACATGGGCCGAGATTACCAAATGGCTGGCGATGTCTCTTAACAGCCACTGGTTTGAAGTCTCAGCCACACGGCTGATGCCAGCCAAGTGGCTCACGGAACTGGTCGAGCGTGATCTTAAGAAAGGCACCCGCTACTGGGGCGTCGAGGGACGGCTTTGGTCAGCGGAAAACCCCGACGCTTACGCGGGTGTCCACAACTTTGACGGTGTGCTGGTCGTGTTTGACGAGGCGTCTGGTATTGACGACAGCATCTGGGCGGTGACCTCGGGCTTTTTTACGGAGAACACGCCCAACAGGTTTTGGATGGCGTTTTCTAACCCACGGCGCAACACGGGGTACTTCTACGAAGCGTTCAATAGCAAGCGCGAGTTCTGGGTGACCAAGGTAGTAGACGCCCGCACGGTCGAAGGCACGGACAAGCAGACGTATCAGCAGATCATTGACGAGTATGGGCCTGACTCATCACAAGCGCACGTCGAGGTTTACGGTCAATTTCCATCAGAAGGCGACGATCAGTTTATTTCGGTCAGTTTGGTGGATGACGCAATGAAGCGGCCTAAATACCAAGACCAAAGTGCCCCAATTGTGATTGGCGTAGACCCCGCACGGTTTGGCGCGGATGCAACAGTCATCGCTGTCAGGCAAGGGCGGGACATTATTTCTATCCAGCGCCACAGGGGCGACGACACCATGACCGTTGTTGGTCATGTAATTGAGGCGATTGAGGAATACAAGCCCACTTTGGTCGTGATCGACGAAGGCGGTTTGGGGGCTGGCATTGTCGACCGTTTAAAGGAACAACGCTACAAAGTCAAAGGTGTCAACTTTGGCAATAAATCGACAAATCCGATCATGTACGGCAACAAAAGGGCCGAAATGTGGGGGAAAATGAAGGATTGGCTGAAAACTGCTTCAATCCCGCTTGACAGGTTTCTTAAAACTGATTTAATTTCGCCTATGATGAAGCCCGACTCCAAGGGTACGATATTTTTGGAGTCAAAAAAGGACATGAAGGCACGCGGATTGGCCTCGCCTGACGCGGCTGACGCTATTTGCGTCACTTTTGCCTTTGCCGTAGCCCACCGTGAGGCGCGTGAATCCACGCAGCGCCGCACATACAGTGATCGAGGCGTGGTTGCAACTTCTTGGATGGGGTCGTAATGGCAAAAAAGTCAGTTTCTTTAAGCGTAGGGCGCGGCGAAAAGTTGCCGGTCAGCAAGGGCGCTGGCCTGACGGCCAAGGGGCGTGAGAAGTACAACCGCGAAACTGGCTCAAACCTCAAGGCGCCAGCGCCTAACCCCAAGACCAAGGCAGACCAAAGCCGCAAAGATTCATTTTGTGCAAGGATGGGCGCAGTAGCTGCCAACGCCAAAGATGGCGAACGCGCTAAAGCAGCTCTTAAACGATGGAAGTGTTAAATCATGGCTACTAAACCTGGCTTATATGCCAACATTCATGCTAAACAAGCTCGCATCAAGGCTGGCTCTGGCGAGAAAATGAACAAGCCTGGCACAAAGGCAGCGCCTTCGGCCAAAGACTTTAAAGACTCAGCCAAGACGGCCAAGAAGAAATGAAAGCACTCCAGAATTGCATCATCATTGAGCGCGATGTGGACAAGCACCCCTTGTTTGTATTGCCTCAGACAGAGAAGCTAGGTACTGGGATTGCAATTTCGATTGGCCCAAAATGCTTAGACATCAAAGTTGGTGACCATGTATACTTCGACGTAGGGCAAGAATTTAAGCAGGATGGCAAAGATTATGTCATCATGCGTGAGCCTCACATTTTAGGGGTTTTGGAATGAATGATCCTACTGGTATTGTTGCGGCGGCTAACGTAGCGGCTGGCGGTAAGCCTAAAAAGAGTGCTTCAGATATATTGACAACCGCCCGTGCGCGGTTGGACATGGCCGTCTCCGCGCTGGCTGAAAGCCGCGAAGACGAAATTGACGACCTGCGCTTTTATGCTGGCTCACCCGACAATCACTGGCAGTGGCCTGCTGACGTACTGGCCACCCGAGGCGCGGTGCAGGGCCAGACGATCAACGCACGCCCGACATTAACAATCAACAAACTGCCGCAACACGTTCGTCAAGTGACGAATGACATGCGTCAGAACCGCCCAGGCGCAAAGGTCATTCCTGTGGATGACAATGCTGACGTGGAAGTGGCAGACATTTTCAATGGCATGATTCGCCACATTGAGTACATCTCTGACGCTGACGTGGCATACGACACGGCTTGCGAGAATCAGGTGTCTTATGGCGAAGGCTACATTACCCTGATGACCGAGTATTGTGATGAAAACACATTCGATCAGGACATCAAGATTGGCCGTGTTCGCAACTCTTTCTCGGTCTACATGGATCCATTGATTCAAGACCCAACGGGTGCGGATGCAACGTATTGCTTTATCACCGAAGACCTGACCAAAGCAGAATATGAGCGCCAGTACCCTGATGCCGCGCCTATCTCAACGCTCCAGTCCCTTGGTGTGGGAGATCAGTCAATCAGCAACTGGCTCAATGAAGACACCGTGCGCATTGCCGGTTATTACTACATTGACTATGACCAGACAACGCTGAATTTGTACCCCGGCAATCAGACCGCCTTTGAAGGCACGCCAGAGGACAAGATTTTGCGGTTGCAGTTTGGCAAGCCTAAACGCAGCCGTGAGTCTGACCGCCCACGGGTTAAGTATTGCAAGATCAATGGGTATGAGATCCTTGAAGAAAAAGAATGGGCTGGCAAATGGATCCCTGTGATCCGTGTGGTTGGCAACGAATTTGAGGTTGATGGCCGTCTGTACGTGTCTGGCTTGGTGCGCAACGCCAAGGACGCCCAGCGCATGTACAACTATTGGGTATCTCAAGAAGCTGAGATGCTGGCACTGGCCCCTAAGGCTCCGTTTATTGGCTATGGTGGTCAGTTTGAGGGCTATGAGGACAAGTGGAAGACGGCTAACACGAACAACTGGCCATATTTGGAAGTCAACCCTGATGTGACGGATGGCCAAGGTGCGGTGTTGCCGATACCCCAGCGTGCCCAACCGCCAATGGCTTCCAGTGGCTTGTTGCAAGCCAAGGCTGGCGCGTCTGAAGACATCAAGTCCACAACTGGCCAATACAACGCTTCTCTTGGTATTGGTGGCAATGAGCGTTCGGGCAAAGCCATTTTGGCTCGCCAGCGCGAGGGTGATGTTGGTACATACCATTATGGTGACAACTTAACCCGTGCGGTAAGACACGTTGCCCGCCAGTTAGTGGACTTAATCCCCAAGATTTACGACACCCAGCGCATTGCTCGCATCATCGGTGAAGATGGTGAGACTAAGATGGTCAAGATCAACCCAGAGCAGCCACAACCAGTTAACAAGATTGTGGATCAGGCTGGCATTGTGATTGAGAAAATCTACAACCCCGGCGTCGGCAAGTACGATGTGGTGGCCACCACTGGCCCAGGCTATGCAACCAAGCGCCAAGCCGCATTGGAAGCCATGGCGCAACTCTTACAGGGTAATCCCCAACTGTGGGCTGTGGCTGGCGACTTGTTTGTCAAGAACATGGACTGGCCTGGCGCGCAGGAGATGGCCAAACGCTTTGCCAAGACCATTGATCCCAAGTTTTTGTCCGATGGTGACGAAGATCCAGCATTGCAGGCTGCGCAGCAACAGATTCAAGCCATGGGTCAGGAGATGGAGCAGATGTACCAGATGATCCAAAATGTTGGCAAGTCCATTGAAGTGCAAGACATGGAGCGCAAAGACTTTGAGGCTCAGATCAAACTTTATGATGCGGAGACTAAGCGCATTGCCGCTGTGCAGGCGGGTATGAGTGAAGAACAGATCCAAGATATTGCTATGGGTGTTGTCGCTGCGGCCATGGAGTCGCAGAACACAATGAACCAGATGCCTGAAATGCGTGAGGAATCCATGCCCATGGAGATGATGCCCGCGCAACAAGAGATGATGCCCTCACAAGGAATACCACAATGAAAGCAAATGAATTTTTAGGCTTGCTGTTCTTGGCGCGGGATGTCGCACATTCCGTGCATCTGAACACTCGCAGTTTTAGCAAACACGAAGCGCTCAATATCTTCTATAACCGCATCATTGGCGCGGCTGATGATTTTGCTGAAGCCTACCAAGGCCGGTACGGTCTGATTGGCCCCATTACCTTAAATTCGGCCAAGAAGACGGCTAACATTACT